CCCCCTTTATCATGTCTACACTAGAACTGCCTTTAGGAGCTTTTTTTGTTTCTTTTACTTTTTTTATTTTTCGAGGTTCAATATACCTAAGTTCTTGAATACCTTGTCGCGGATTTTTGGTATCAATAACTTTGTGATAGTATAGCCTTCCATCTACATACCATCTTCTAAAGATATCGTGACCTTTTGTATCAAAATCTAAAAGTTGTAGTACAGTATCAAACTCTGCCCTAATTCTATCTTTTATTTTTTTAGTGTAAGGTAGATTATCTAGTTCAATTGCAACTGCTTGGTCTTTTTCATTAGAAACAATACCCTCATTAACAATATCTTCAATTGCACTGTCACATTCTGGTTGTTGTGCAATGTCACGATAGCGACGAATTAAGTCTTGCTCAGTTCGTTCTCTACCATCTGTATCTAGAAGTTGTCCGTAAAAACCACCGCCAGCGGTCTCAAGAGCTCCATCATCTGAACTAGGTTCAGTAAACTGCTCTTGAGAACCACTATTTTTTACTCTTTCAAATTTGAAACCAAAAAGTTCAGCCATAATATCTCCTACCGTTGTTTATTATTTAGTAGGTTTATAATTAGAAGTTTACACCAGAAGCCTCAAAATGCTGATACTTCCAAGTTACCTCAAAGGTTTCAATTTCTGTAGCCTCAGCTGAAGATAGTGCAATTTCACCTACAACTAATGGAAAACAGTTTCTTAAAATATAAGTTTTAAGAATTGTATCATCACGATCCAATTGTTCTACAGTCAAATCAGTTTGATAGTCAGATGGAGAAGTTACACCAGTATTATTTGCAAAATCATTAATACCATTGTTCCATCTTTCCATTGCGTTTCTTATCATAAAGTCTGTATCATTATAGAAAGTTGTTGTCCAATCAGGAAATGCAGGACGATCACCAGCAATAGTGATTATTCTACCTCTGAATGGTACATCAAAAGTTCCAAGTGTTGCTCCTGGCAATGCAGCAGCTGTACATAGGAAAGAAGTTCTACTTACATCAAGTCCTATTGCAATACCAGAAGGCGGAGTAATTGTTACTCTGTACTGGTTGGCTCTCGCACCACCACCGATTAAGTTCGCTTTAAAGTCATCTATATTAGCCATGATTAACCTCCTATCTCACTAAATGCTACACCAGTTCTTGTAGCTACAAAGTTTAGAGTAATGAAGTTAATAGACCTAGAAGGTTTAATAAAGATGTCAGCTACAAACTCATTTCGGTCAATAACCTCACCTGTATTGTTAGAACCATCTGCAACGACACTAAAATCTGATAAACCCCTTCTTCCTTGAACATCTCGTAAGAAAGGTTCTACTAGATTTCTAAATTGTGCTCTTGTAAACTCATCGTTAAACTCAAAGAGTTGAAACTTAGCAGCTGTTGCAATTGCTTTTTCTAGTACCAAGAACAAACGTCTGACGTTAATTCGGTCAAATGCACTTGGTTTTGCAAGAGCAGTTTTATCACCGAAAAGTGTTACGCCTTGGCCAGGAAAGTTTACAACTGGATTTACTCGGGCTCTATAAAGAATATCTCTTTCAGCCTTTGTTGGATTAAGAGAAAGTTTGATTGCATTTCTTACTCTACCTCTATTGTATCCAGCTGGAGAGAACCATGCATCTCTTACATTATCAGTAAATGCACAAAGGCCTCCAGTGTCACCATTTAGTGGTACGAAACGATATACATCATTATACTTATCGTACATATATTTGTAACCACTATCAAACACCATATATGATGAACTTGGGCATAAATCAAAAGCAGTTTTAACATTTTGTGTTGCTGTAGATGAAAGTGAAACACCTACTGTTGCAGCTCTATATGGAGATACAAATCCAACACAATCTCTTCGTTCTTCTACCAATGCTGTTAACATTGTGACATAAGTATCCATTGCAGCTGCAGTGTCACCTACAATACTAGAAGAACCACCTAGAACTAAATTAACGTCTATTGATTCTGCATCTAAAAACTTATCGTATGCAAGTTCTTGTTCTCCAGCAGTAAGTGAATAATCATCTGTTCCACCTGTTAATGAATCAATTGTAATTGGAATAACATCTGTATATGTTGATGTTGTATCTGTTCCCCAATTTGAACCAGCAGAAATGTGATCTGTCCAGTAAATAAATGATGATTGTGAGAAAATTACATCTGCATAATAGTTTGATGCACCTTGAGCAGTTTTTGCGTTAGGGTTCTTTGACATAGCTCCAAAGACTTCTATTACACCCTTTGTTCTATTACCAGCAACATCAACATCAAATCCTGTAATATCACCAGTTGTATCGTAAACAACAACGTGCATCTCATCATTAGAACCACGACCATTATCTGTTGACCACTGTGATGTGCCAGGCGCTGAGTCAAACAAATCGTAATACTTCCAACGTCTTTTGATGTATGAATTATCTGGAATAGTATTTTGCACACCAGCACCATTTGGATCATCTTTCAAACGAATTGTTAATACGTTTGAACTTGTGTTGATTGCTGTAACTTCATACTCATTATATTCATCAACTGGTGTTGAACCAGCAGAGTCAGAGTAGAATGAAATCAAGTCACCTACATTAAATGCTTCACCAGATGCATCTACGTCATCTACTTCAATTGATGTAGAACCAACAGCATCTTCTGTAACTGTTAAGTAACTTGCACCTAATACTTGTTCATATGCAGTTGAACTTGCACAAATTTGAACACCGATTGAGTTACCATGTGTTCCAGCAGTTCTTGCAGTCCATTCACCATTAGAACCTTGTCCTGTTGAGAAACTTGCTAGATAGTGATCATCATCTCTGATAAGTACACCAGAGTTTGCACCAGCATTTACGATAGCACTTTCTGCACGAACAACTTTTAGTGAATCTGAGTAAGAAAGAAAACTAGATGCAGTAAAGAAAGTTTCAAACTGATTTCCTGTTGTTGTTGGTTTACCAAATATTTTTACTAATTCTTCCTCTGAGGTAATATTTACCACAGAAGAAACGGGGCCCTTTTCAAAAGCCCCAGCAATTGCACCAATTGAGGTGGAAACTGCGGGTACGACATTCGTTAAGTCAACTTCGTTAACTTGAACGCCAGGAGAGACTAGAAAAGCCATGATTTTTTACTCCTTTTAAAATCTTGTTTAGATTATCATTATTATCTTATCAAGTATTTATAAAAATGAAGTTTCTAAAAACCCACTTTTATATGTTACAAAACTTATAAATAATTACATGACAAATGAACATTATAACAAATATAAAGAAACAATCAAAAAGGTAGCTCGTAGAAACTACCAAAAACGTGTAGCTTGGTTAAATAATCACTTAGCCGATGAATCATGTGTCCACTGTGGAGAAAGTGAAACTATATGTTTAAAACTTTATCCCCATGATGTAGAAATACGCAAACAAGCTAAACGCGTAGGTACAAATGATGAAAGTAGAAAAAACGTACACAAACTTATGAATGAGTGTAAGGTAGTTTGTTTTAATTGTTGGATAAAACTTGACAACGATTTAATTGAATTTCTTTAATTACTTTTTTTCTTTCTTCATCTGTATACACTACCCAATTGGTAATTTCTTCACTTGTTCTATAACATCCTATACAAACTTTATTTATAATCTTACATACTTTTACACATGGAGTTTCTATATCATCCCAATCTATTCTTTTTTTACGGCCGCGTCTTACCACTTAGAATAGCCATCATGCCTCACAATTGGACTCCATCTTGTGCCATATTCGTCAACTGCTTGACCAATATTTTCATCTTCCAAACCATTAATAACAAAACCAAATGGAGCCATATCCTGTTCTAATTGATCTTGATTTTCCCTATACATTTGTTCTCGTATATCATTGTTTGTAAGTTCTTTAAAATATGTTTGATCTGTACACCAACCAAAAATAAATAAACAAGCAACCATATCATCATTACAACCATCATCTGCTTCAAAGGATGAACCCTTTACAATAAATGTTGATAATTCGTTAATGGTGTCATAGTCCTCAATAATAAGTTTATTATCTTCTACCATTTGTTTTAAGTTAGAACAACCAATCTTTTTTACAGCCTTAGTTGTTCGTACACCTAACTGAGCTCTACCACCAGAAAATCCACCACCTAGTATTTGACCAGCACGACCACGCATTGATGCCATAATCATGTTATCATATTCCATATCATATTGCATAGCATTAGCAACTTGTTCACCAATATCATTTACCTCTACTAAAACAAAAGCTTGATTGTATGCTCTAGCTACTTGATATATTTTCTGTGGAAATATAAGAGGTTTAACTTCATTATCTCTATACTTTGCAACAATACGATAAGGAACTTGTGAAACATCAAACACAATGTACGCTGAGTAGTCGTTAGACGTTCCTCTAGACACGTCAGCAGTTAAAAGGTATGTATTACCCTCTTTTGGTTGTTCATAAACATCAAGACCAGCATTAGATTGTATTGGTTTTTTATATGCAAGTGTTCTAAGTTTTGATGGTGAAATAAGTGTATCAATAGAACCAAGAAACTCACATTCAAACTCTGTATTAAATTGTTGTTCACTAGTGTTTGCAATTGTTTCCTTTTTCCATTTTTCATCACGGCCAGGAACTTCACTCCAATGAACCTCAATAGGTATATAACTATTTCTCTCTTCTTCAGCTTCAGTCCAAATCTTGTAAAACATATTCATACCATGAGGTGTTGACACAATCATAACTTTAGTAGTTTTACCTGAGCTTATTGTAGGATAAACTGAACTAAAGAATTGTTCTGCCACATTGCTTGGAACGTAAGCAAACTCATCTAAAAATATAATATTATAAGAACCCCCACGAACAGCACTAGCAGAAGTAGACGAGGCTAAAATCTTTGATCCATTTTCAAGTTCAAGACTTCCTTTATTCCAAGACATAACTCCTTGTTGCAACCAGTGTGGTAAATGTTCATATGCTAATTGTAATCTTCCTAAAAGATCACGAGCAGTTGCAGCCTTGTTAGCAAGTATTGCAATATTAACACTTGGGTTAAATAAAGCATAGTGTAATAGATAAGATATCATTGTTGTAGATTTACCAGACTGTCTTGGTAATTTACAAATAGTAAAACGGTTATTGTGAAATGTACCAACCATTTCTTTTTGAAAAGGATACATCTTAAATGGCACTAAACCATCATCCAAAGATACAATCCTTACATAGTTTTGGATAAAGTATAGTGGATCATCCATACACTTAGAATATTCTAAAAGTTCTTCTTTAGTCCATTCTTGTTGTACGTTAGCTTTTTTAAGATTTGGATTACCTAGATAGGTAGCCTCAGCCATCTGACTTTCCCTTTAACATTTTTTGTAGTTCAGCAGTAGAACCAACAAATAATGCATTGGTAACATTCTTAGGTGCGGAATTTGGAACTTCTTTTAGTTTACGCATTTTTTCTTGTAAGTCACCAAGTTTTTCTGTTACTTCTGCAACTTGTTTAATAAGATTTCCAGCAACCTCATATGCCCTTGGGTGTTCGCCTTCTTTTGCTAGTTCTAAAATACCATCAATTGCATCCTGTCCTCTTTCAACTAAACCATAAAAATTTTCTCTTTGATATTTGTAATCGTTTTCAATATCGTCTTCGTTAGAATTTGGTGGTATAATTTTTGATTTAGTCACAGCACTTTTAGCGATAGCTTTATCTACTGGATTAATTATTCCAAGTGTCTCATTTATTATATCTTCTGTGTTTCTCATTTTCTAACATCAGTGCCACTTACTGGATCAAAGTTTTTAGCATCTTCAAAGAAAGATGATGTTTCATTAAATCCAAAGTCATCATCAGCATCTGCAGACACTGGACTTGGTGTGACTG